ATCACCTGGATCACCACCTTAAGATTTTTACCGAAAGTAGATTTTTTATCCTTACTGATTAGTTCTTCAAATTCTGGTACCGAAGACAATGCATCTCTAAGTAATGAGATTACCTCATAACCTTTGAAGCGTGGTTTTTCGTCTGAATCGCCGGACTTCAATGGAAAGATAGCAGATATGGTCGATTCTTCATTATCCGATTTTTTATCGTCCATTTCCTGCTTCACACTTTCTTCCGAAGCAATACATCTATTGTAGATTTCTGTTCCTTTCTTCAATCCTGAAATTACGTCTCCGTATTTTTCGTAAGCTTCATCGTCCTCGATTCCGCTTTTAACTTTGTCGAAAGAATCAACAATACTCTGATTGAAGCTCTTAGTGTGCTTTTCTATCTCCTTCTTTAACGTATCAAGAAGTACATAGTCCTTCTCGGCAATACCAGGTCTTTCAGAAAGACTCTTGATCTTCTGATCGAAAGCTGTGAAAATGTTTTTCCAGTTCTTATGGTATCCCTTGCTTCCTTCCTTCCCTTCAGATTTGACAAGCAGATCATTAATTCTATTTTTCAGATCCTGCGTTTTCATTGCAAAACCGAAAGATTCATTTAATTTCTTTTCCTCGTCATTGATTTCACCGATGGTATGAAGAATAGCTTTCAAACAATCCTTTAATTCCTTAACGATCGTTTTGGTGTTATTGTTGTCGATCTCTGTAGATCTTAAAAGAGCATCAGAGAATTTTTGCATGCTGTCAACAGACAGTCTCCGTGGTTCGGAATACATCGGGGTAACCAAGTCGTTATCTTCTGCAAGCTCGATGGCTTGAGAAAGCATAGACTTCAGATTTTTCGATGTTGTAATGCTTTCAAATTTTTTCGTTACGACTTCAGTGTTTTTGTCTCTCTTCGGAGCGTATGCATAAATGCAATTATACAATCCATCGCAAAACATCTTAACACCATTAGAGAGTAAAGCATCCGTTTTCTGACTTTCGAAAACAGAACCGCTCTTCATGAATTGAGCTGCAACTGGGTTTATTTCAAAATAATTCTTCATCTTATGTAGTTGTAGTTGGTAATGCCATCAAACGGGCAAGTTCTTTTAACTTAGCAGCTATCTGGGTTAGAACGGTCGATTCAACATTATACGCATTGATCTGAGCTGTTCTTCTGGCTGCGTCATTCGCAGCATTCTTAACCGCATCTTTAGCTGTGGCAATCTGATCTCTCAATTTGGAGATGTCTACCTCTAAAGTTTTGATTTCGGTTTCGTTTGAAGCCTCATTCAAAAATTGATTATATCTTTTAATCATATCGCTGAGCTATTGTTATTTTAGATCGCAGATCAGAAATTTTATCACGGTACTTTTTTGTGATTTTTCTAAATTCCTCTTCTGTGAATTCTTTAGCTTTTTTATTATCGGAGATCTTTTGTGATTTTTTGTAAATCTCATCTCTTTCAAGATCAGAAGCAAGAAGTGTCTCGTTTCTTTCTTTTTTTAGATCCCTAAGGATTTCTCTAATCTTAGACTGAGGAAATTTCTTGATTGCGTCAGGAAAATCACTCAAACGCATGTCGATCAGTTCTCTTGTCTTGATATCTTCTTCCTTAACAGTCTTTTCTGAACTTTTCTTTCCGTCAGTGTCAATTTGGCTGAAGTAATTCTTGAATGTTCTTTCTGCACTGCGTGCATTGCGAGCTGCATTCTCGTATCTGGATTTCAATCCTTGCGTATACGTTTTGCTCGATACCTTTTTACCATAATCGAAAAGTTTTTTAGCTATCTTTGATTCAATTCCAGCTTTTTTAACTTCCCAATACGCTGAGATTTTAGGATCGCTACCGGCGATCTCCTGAGCTTTTTTATTGATAAAATTGATCTCACGATCTCTTTTAACCTCCAGAGTCTTCAACAATTTTTCTTTGTTTGAAATCTGTCGTGTATAAGCTCTTTTTTCACCCGGAGTTAAATCGGGCTCGGTTTCTTTTAATTGAAGCTCGTCAATATCCGTTACGATATCATTCCATTCTTTAGCATAGCTCATTTCTTCCTCCTCGTATTCAGATGCGAGAGAATCAAGTTTGCTTTTTTGACCTCCGAATAGTCTCTTCACCGAATTGTATAAATCCGATAGAACCGATTCGTTCAGGTTATAATCTGAGAAACTTACTAAATTTTTCATGCTGTCTTTATTGGCTTGCTTACTTTCATGACAGGAACTTTAGGCTTAGGATTTTGCTGTTTTGCAGCAAGATCTTTTAAATCTTGGGTTTCGTCTTTCAATTCCTCTTTTTTGTCTTCTAAGTTACTGAGTAATTGTTTCAGTTCTGCCTCGCTTGCCTTACCTTCTTTTTTTGCTTTCTTATATTCATAATCAGCCAGATTAACTTCTGCTTGCGAGATTACTGAATCTGAATATTCTTGCCTTCTTTTATTATTCCCAATGATTTCTCCGAGAAGTTTCATTCCTCTTTCGATCTCAAGATTGGTCCTTTTTTCGAAAGCCTCAAATTCATTTTGCTTTGCGTCTCTCTGCTTGCGTACTGATCTGACCATTTCAGGACTAGCACCGCTGCTTCTGAGCTCTTTAACCTTATCCTGGATCTTATCAAACTCCTTGATCATATTATACTCTTGATCTATTAGTTTTGCTTTCAACTGATAAATCTTATCAACCGTCTGATCGATCATCGAAACTTTAGAAAGAGATCCAAAGAGTGCTTTTGATAGGTTGTTTAGAATTTGGTCACCACCACGAACAAACGAAGATTCGTTAATTGATTCCGAAATGAATTCGGAAAATTCAGCAAGAACAGGTGAATCTTGGCTGAAACCCTCCAATAATTCTTTATTGTCAAGGTATTCGCGGTACTCCAATATTTTCTTCATACAAATAGATTATTTATCGATCTTATATATCCACACAGAAAGATGAAAAGAAACCCCGAGCGGAAAGACCACAAAAAAACCCGAGTTTCCCCGGGTTTTTTTGTTGCTTATATTCTAGCTAGATTAGTTAATACCACCAGCAGGGATGTTAACGTTGAAGCAGAAATACATGGTCTCAGGCAAGTGTCCAGCTTCTACCAAAGCATAGCGAGACTTAACTGCGATTTTAGGAGACATAGTACCTTCTGAGATAGTCTGAATTGACTCAGCCATCATGTAAGGCATGAATTTCAAACCTGGTTCGTCATCACCACCTTTACGTCCAACCAATACGCGAGTATCGTTGAAAGCCATGTTCTGGTCAACATATACAGTCATACCAGCCAATGAACCTACAGGATACAAAGTACCGTTGTTTTGAGTCAAGGTGTTAGTGAAAGGAGCGAAAGTGAACTGGCTGATATCTTGCAAAGCACTAGCGATGTTAGCGTTAGTAACGATGAAGTTAGCAGGTCCACGACGTCCGCGGTTTGCTACGACGTTGGCAGCAGCCAAAATACGTGAGAACAAACGACGCTGAAGAGTAGACAAGTTCTCGTAAGTTCCTGAAGAAGGACCAGCTACTCCAGTCATAGTCAAAGCAGCATCTGCTTTACCTACGTATGAAGGAATAGTGTAAGAACCTGCAGTACCACCGATAACCAAGTTCAAGTTCATGTTTTGACCTTCGGTAGCGTTGAACTGGAAGCAGTTAGACCAACCTAAGGCAAATGCACGAGCCAAGATGTGCTTGTTGATGGCTTGAGATACTTCGTTAACCAAAGCGTTCTCGATCATGCTGATCACGTCGATACCGAATTGCTTATTCAAATCTTGAATTTGCTCAGTAGTTACAGATGCAGCAACTTGGAAAGTGTCAGCTTCAACGAATTTGGTGAAGGTGTTCAAACCAAGTGAATTGTAGTAGGTAGATTCTGCAGTACCTCTCAACATTGGGTTGTAGGTCTTAGTACCATCTACGTAAGGACCTTGCCAGTTTTGGTTGTTGTTGAAACCAGCACCAGAGAAACCTTGAATGTGATCTTCCAAAGTTTTAACCAATTGTGCAGTTCCAGCAGCAGTACCACCACCAGTTGTAGTGTCGATTGAAGTACCAACTTTAGTACCTGAAGCAACTGTAGAAGCAACTGTTTCACCTGTTGTCATGTCGGTAATACGGAAGATAGCGAAGCCATCGATACGTGAGTAACCAACGAAAGCAGTAGTGATGTAAGCAGCAGCTGAAGTAGCTGAAGTCAAGTAGTAAGTAGTACCAACGGTCAAAGAAGAAGCGCCAGAAGACAATTCAACTTTAATCATTGAAGGAGCAGCAGCCAAAGCTTCAGCAGAAGTTGAAGATGCGCTGATTTGGCTAGGGTTCAATTTACCACCAGCGTAAACATAATCCAAGTAAGACAATACGCCAGTAGGTCCTGACATAGGAATTACAGGAACGATGTCAAAACCAACGGTTTTAGCAGCAACCTGAATAGCCAAAGGCAATAAGCTAGGGAATTTGTCACCAGATCC